TACATGTATAACCAAATACATAACAATCACGATGATACCGACCAAACTCTTTATTTTCTAACTGGTCATGGTAATTATATACCTGTTTCTTACGATTGGGATTATAGTGTAATGTTACCATTCTATTTTTTTAGACATCCGAGTTTAGCTTTACCTGTGTGTGCTATAACAAAACAACTCGTCGAGGTTGAAATAAAGTTTAGAAAACTAGAGGATATAACTGTGACGTACACTACTTCATCCGGTGCTATAGAAGATCCACCTTCAGACGTATCATCTACAATCAAAAAAGTTTCATTAATAACGGATTTCTTTTATATAACCGAAAATGAAAAAAATTTCTTATTATCACGCCCAATTGAATATGTTATAACACAAATTCAACTGTCTCAGTTCAAAATGAAACCCGGAGAAACGAAAAAGTCTGGTATGCTTAACTTTAAAAATCCAGTTAAGGAGATGTTTTTTGTGGCTATAAGCGATGATGTATTTAAATATAACCCGATTAAAAATGTTACAATGAAATTTAATAATAATACGATAATAGACGCTGATAATTTAATGCTAAGCTATGAACAACCTCTAAAATATTACACAGGAACTACAGAAAATAACTTCGGTGTGTATAGCTTTTCACTAAAACCAGAAACATACTATCCGACAGGACAAGTTAATATGAGTAGAATTGCACACAATTTAATAGAAATAGATCTTGATAGTCCAGATTCAAGTTTTGGGCACAAAGTTTACGTGTATGCAGTTAACTATAATGTTTTGCACGTCGAAAGCGGTCTCGGAGGTTTAAAATTTTAGTCAGTTATACTAGTAATGGCTGGCCGTGTTCAATTAGAAACATCTGGTCCACAGGACGCTTTTTTTACGGATGATCCAGAATATACCTATTTCATAAAAAATTTTCAAAAGCATTCTAATTTTGCACCGTTCTTTGTTGATTTGGACGTTGAAGGTGAAGTTGAATTTGATAATATTATAAGGTGTACCATACCCCAAGATCAAGGTGACCTTTTAAAAACAGTAAGTTTAAAATTTGAATTATCGGAAATACAACAAAACTTACTAAGTGGTGATGGCATATTAGGTATTGGGTATGTGGAGTCTATAGGACACGCTATTATAGAGTATGCCGAAATATTAATCGGTGGTAAAACAATTCAAAGAATACCAAGTGATTTTTTAGCTATTTATTATGATAATTATGTAACACAAACGAAACAGAAAAATTTATCTAAACTTATAGGTAAACCACCTTTAGAACTTTCAGGTACACCTGTATCGAATCACAAAATTTCTGGGTATTTAGGATTTGCGACACAAAAACAAAAATTTTTCGTTGATATACCCTTTTATTTCCACAATAACCCCGAACTCGCTATTCCTATTTGTGCAATAGATAAACAGGAAATTGAAATTATTATTAAACTTAGGAAATGTAGTGATTGTATATTTGGTCATGATTCTACCAGTCCAGCTGATGATGATAATGTTCGTTACTTGGCAAATAATGTATCAACAAAGGGTCTCATTAAAAACATGAAAATAACTACCGAAATGGTATCATTAACAGATATTGAAAAGAAAAAAATTAAATCTGAAAAAATAGACTATATAATTACACAAATACAGGAAAGTAAATCTATAATACCACAAGACCCAGATATAAGTTCTATAGTCGATATTAAACATAACCTTAATTTTAAAAACTCTGTAAAAGAGATATTTTTTATAATTCAAAGACTTAGAAAGGTACCAGGTAATCATTTTGTTACTAATTTCGATTATGATTCAATGTTTATAGTTTATGATGGAGAATATGTTAATTATGAACACCTCAAATCATTAAAAATGTCTCTAGATGATTCAGAAATTTTAAATGAAGAAACGGGTGATGTTATAAATTTACGCGCTGTACAAAGTGGTATACACCATTCAAGGACACAACTTTTTAGGAGGTATTATTCTTATAGTTTTGCGCTCGAACCTGAACGATGGTATCCGACAGGACAGAAAAATTTCAGTATGGTTAAAGATCAGGTATTAAAACTTAAAGTAACACCTGATAATTTAGCACAAAGAGAACTTAGAGTTTTGGCACATAGTTATAATATACTCCGAGTGGAGAACGGTATTGCTCAAACGTTATTTTAATACAATGAATCAATCAGAAAAAGATGCTACAACACAACTCGTTGAACAGTTTCAACAAACAGCTATAGATGTTGTACAACCCGTCATGGAACAAGCCATAGTTTTTGCAGCCGAATATGCAAAGGCATGTGGTCGTGATACTATACTCGGTAAAGATATGGAATACGCTATGAAGTATTGTGCAATGAACGAAGTTGGTAAGAAAACGGGTTCACATTTCCCAGAAATTTACGATGAATCAGATAGCGAAGAAGAAGAATTGGATGTAGTAGACGAGGAAGACATTGAATTTGAAAGGTATTCTGGTAGAGAATACAAATTCGTTAAAATGAACATTGCGTACGATAATTGGGGTACGTGGGTGCCGAAAAACCCAACAGAACATATGTTAAAAAATGCTATAGATAGTAATGGAGACATCTAATTTAGAAGGTTGGGATAAGGATGTTATATATTTTAAAATATCAAATTGTGATGATAGCTCGGATAAAGACTCTGACTCTGACTCTGACTCAGAAACTGAAACCGATAACGAGTCTGGAACCGAATCTGAATCCTCAGGGTATTCTTATTCTAAAGAAAAACCTATTAAAAATATGAAAGGGTACTTTAAAAATACGAAAAAATATAAGAAAATTTTATTCGACGAAAATTTTCTCCCAGAATAAAATCTACATTTATAGTATAAAAATGTCTGCTGCCAAAGAAACTATTACACTCGTCGCATCGGAACTCGAGTCGCAATCTCTCAACGCTATCGTCGCTGGGTTTTCCTTCGCCGCCGCCTTGTCTTGGGTTGACTTGGTCAGATGGTTGGTTAACCAAGTGATCAAGGTTAACAAGAACGGTGGTATGAACTACACACTTACCGCGTTGTTCACAACTCTCTTGTCCATCTTTGTCTTTATGGTCACTTCCAGAGTGTCCTCCAAGGTTAACAAGCCAGCACAACCAGTGTTCGCTGTTACTAAGTAAGTTGAAGTCGTTTCGGTTTCTTTATAATTAAAAGTAAAAATAAACCTGCTGCGACTACCATAAATATAGGTATAAAAGCATCCCAGTTATGTACATCCTCTCTAAATTCATAGGGGATTTCCATAGGTGTAGGTAAACTCTCCCCTCGTTTAGATCTAGGTATATTTTCCATTTTATCTGTAGAACATGTTACTGCTAATTTTAGTATATGATTCGCATTTCTAAAATCGTAAGGTATGAGCCGATTATTACTACTATAATAAAATTGAACACGTAAACTTGATATTGTTTTTTGTGCCCCACTATCAAAATTATGTTCGACAGCATCGTCTACACCAGAATAGTTAATTACGTCTCCGCACATGAGTATTCGTCCAGTATAAAAAGGTGTATCTGAAAATACAGTCTTATTAAATTCATCGGACCCACTACTCAATTTTACAATTATTGCGTCTGCGCCCTGTAAATTAATACTACCAGTCGTTAATGAAGAACTACTCGATGAAATATCAGATGATGGTAAACCAAGTATATCGTGTGGTGTAGTATACCCTGTAACGTTTGTATTATATCCATTTATACCCGAATAGAATTTGAATGTAAAATCACCCGAGTTACATGTAAACGTTATTGCATTTGTGGTTTTATTAAAAGTAGCACCAGTTATAACTGTACAATTCAGTTTTATAGTATCAGCAAGTTCTTGGCCGCTATAGTTTCCAACGGGTATAGTTACAGTCTGAGTACTCCCACCATTTGTTAACACTTCCATTTGATTATTTCGAGAATGTATGAGAAACTGACTGTTATGAATACGTGCTGATATTAATGAAATTTTTGTGACTTCGTAAACAGGTGTTTTTAATTTAACAACATAGTCTGCAGGATTTGAATAAGAAACGGGATCTCTTTCTCCACTATCTATGTCTAAGGTATGTACCCTCATTAAAATATAGGAGCATTATTTTAATGAGCGATTTACTTATTTTATTATACGTTTAAGAAAAACTATGTGACAATGGGTTTCTAGAAAGTTGATTTTTAGCTATATCTAAACCACTCTGAGAAGAATTAGGATTTTCGTTACCTTTGTATGCATTAAATTGGTGATAATCGTTATGTCTATAATTTTGTGTCCAAGCACCGTTTGCAGAGTTTACTCGACCATCAATACGGGACGTGTCTGAACGAACACCTGTTAACATACCACCCTGGTTTAGTGGGTCGGCGCGAACATTCATTCGACCAGCACCCGCCGTTCGACCAGCTTTACCTCTTTTATCTGTTGGTCTCAATCCAAACTTATTAAGTTCCTCGACTGCATAGGCATCGCCATAAACTCTACTTTCACCTATCTTTGAAGATGGAGAATTCAAGTACCCGTGTGAATATTTATTGATATTTGGTGATGGCATATTTGTGTATTGATACGATTCTATATTACCATCCTTCTTGTTACGTGTTGGTTCTGCTGCACGTGTTAAAGCGGAAACGGTTCTCTTTGGTGCGGCCGTAGAAAGAGTATCAGTTCTAAGTCCGGTTTCAGAACGATTTGTTGTTCTTTTAGTTTTTTCGTGTTCACTTCTTGGGGTCAAGCCCGAGAATCCTTGAGAACGTCCGCCAACGTTTGGAAGACGTTCTGGTAAAAATGAAGTTTTTTCCGGTCTATTATTAGCAAGTTCACCGGCAATTCCTCGACGACCACCTTTACCATCAAATGCGGGACCACTTCTCCCTGGTAAAGTAGTTAATTTATAAGCACCTACATTTACAGGATTCACACGGAAAAGTTGTTGATGACCACCAACTGATGGAACATTTGGATCAACACCCAAACCTGGTCCAACATTCTGACGTTCTATTGGTGATAAGTTATTCATTCTACCACCGTCATACATGATCCTATCTCTCATTTCCAAAACTTCACCCCCAGAAGATCTTTGTGTTGACGCAATGTCACCGAAGGAGCCAACTTCTTTTTTATGAAAAATTGTTTGTTCGACTAATGGTGATGCTTCACCTAAATATGTATCATTTATATTGATATTTCTATCGTTAAATTCTAAATTTTCCTGTACACTATCCTGTTCTATAGGAGCACCTTCTGATATATATGTTTCGGTTGGTTTACTTAATTTACGACCAGCGTAGACAAGTCCTGCTATAGCCATTATGGATATTGGATCAGCCATTCTTATTTCTTACTGACATTTTTATTAAGGT